CTATTACACCATACGAAGCAGGAAAAATATTACATAGAAATGCAGAATTTGTGAGAGCAGGACTAAGAGAAAAAAGATTTGATTTTGGAACAGCTATTCCACCACAAAAAGATGGAGGAAATTGGAGTTATATCATTATAAAAAGTAAATTTTTTGAATATTTAGGTGTAAAGGAGAAAACAAATTATGAAAATAATAAATAAAAAAAAGTTTTTGATAAGAATACTAGAACTTATTGTAATAATTGCAACAATAATATTAACAATACTTGCTATTCATTATGCGACAAAAATTAGAGGACATAAGGCTTATGGTGGAGAATACTTAATTCCTATATTGGGTGGAATATTAGTTACTATTATTGAAGATGCTTACCAAGATAGTGAAAAAGATAAGAAAGGGAAAAAGTAAAATGAATATTAAAGTTTATGTGAAAAGTTTATTTATCATATATAGATACAACAATATGCTAACAACATTAAGAATTATGAAAAATAATTTAAAACTTTTAGAAAGGGGGAATTAGTATGGAGGAAACGATAAGATTAAAAGATAGAGAAATTCTAGATATAAAAGATAGTCTATCAGATATTTTACAAACTATTAGAGATTTAGCACAAGAAATAAACCAGGATAATATAGAAAGCAAAAAAAGAGAAATATCAGAATTAGCAACCAATACAATTTATGAATTACAACAGGATTTATTAGATGAAAAAATAGAAGAACTACCTACAACCGACAAAAGTAACAGATAGTTCTTGTAAAGAAAATTTATATAAATTAACTTCATTTGTATTTTAACATAAAACCAAGTGAAGTTCAATAGAAAGGAAGAGAAAAATGGCAAAGCCAGTACAAAGAAAAAGACATAAAAACAAAACGATTATAACTTGTGAAAACTGTATGAATTGTATGTATGAAGGCAATGGCGATATGTATTGCGATGAACATAATGAGTTCGCATTAGTATATGAAGATTTTTGCCCAACTGATGATTATCTATGGTGCAATAAAAAGAAATTTGTTGAAAGATAGGAGGAATTTGATTTGACAAGAGAGGATTGGCTAGAAGAAAGAAAAAAAGGAATAGGTGGTTCTGATGCAGCAACAATATTAGGTTTGAATCCATATAAAACATCAATTGATTTATGGGAAGAAAAGACAGGAAGAAAAGATGCAGAAGATATTTCTGACAAACCTTATGTGAAGTATGGAACTAAAGCAGAGGACCATTTAAGAGAATTATTTAAACTTGATTTTCCACAATATGAGGTTACACACCAAGAAAATGCAATAATAAAGCATCCAATATATCCATTTTTATTTGCTAGTCTAGATGGACAACTTGTGGATAAAAACACTGGGGAATTAGGGATTTTAGAAATAAAGACAACTAATATTTTACAATCTATGCAAAAAGAAAAATGGAAAGAAAAAATACCGGATAATTATTATTGTCAAGTTTTACATTATTTGAATGTAACAAATTATTCGTTTGCAATACTAAAAGCACAATTAAAATATGATTATAGTGGAGAAATAAGACTTGAAACAAAACATTATACAATATTAAGAAAAGATGTAGAAGAGGACATTAAATTATTAAGAGAAAAAGAAATAGAGTTTTGGACTAAATATGTTGAAAAAGATATTCAACCACCATTAGTATTACCAAATTTTTAAATTTATTATACGAGAAAGGAAGATATAAAAATGAATAAATATGAGAGCATAATTATTGTTAACCCTAAACTTAATGAAAAACAACAAAATGAAATTGAGAATAAATACAAAAAGATAATAAATAAAAATGGAAATGTTATAAGTATAGAAAATATTGGAAAGAAAAGATTGGCTTATGAAGTTAAAAAGAATAAAGAAGGAATATATATTGAAATCAATTTTACGAGTGAGGCATCGTTTATTGCAGAGCTAGAGAGACAATATAAAATTGATGAAAATGTAATTAAGTTTATAGTAATAAGAAAGGAGGACTAAAAATGGCAAACAGTATAAAAGGAACAGATGAGATACCTACAAAATTAGAAATTGTAGGAGTTAAATATGAAGATAAATTCAAGAAAAAAACATTTAGTGGTAGAGAATATAGCTATTATTCAGATATTGAAGATATAAAGGTTGGGGATGTAGTTGAAGTACCAACTAGATATGGTAAATCAATTGCACAAGTTGTTAGGACAAACATAGATGAAAAAGAAATTGAGAAAATAAAAGACTATATGAAAATAATAGACACCAAATTAAATAAAGATGAGTTTTTTCAAGAAAAAAATAATCTAGAAAAGAAAATATATTCGTCATGGGCATTTACTGAGAATGAAACTGAAAAAATGAAAATTAATATGAAAATTTATGAAGAATTAGAACAAAAATACAAAATATTAAAAGTTAGTGATATTGACCATAAAGCACCTACAGATGAAGAACTAGAACAAAACGATATTGTTTATTCAAGGAAGGCTTGCTATGGACATGGAGAATATAAAATTTATAAATGTTCTGATGAAATAACATTAGATGAATTAGCTCTAATATGTGATGGAGGCAATTTATGTTTTGGATATAGCGGAAATAAAAACTTCTTATCAGTATCTGAAGATTAAAAAGAAAGGAAAATAAAGTTATGGAATTAAAAGTTGAAGAAATTAAGTCATTAGAGCCAGTAAAATTTAATTATGAAGATATTAAAAATTGGTTAATAACAAAAACAAAAGAATATAAAGATGTAGTTTATACACCAGAAACAATAACATTAGCAAGACAAGATAGGGCAACTTTGAATAAAGTTTCATCAGCTATCAATGATGAAAAGAAGAGAATAAAAAATGAACTATTAAAACCTTATGTGGATTTTGAAAATAAGTGTAAAGAGTTAATGTCAATAGTAGATGATGCATCTGGAACAATTGATAAACAAATTAAAGAATTTGAATTAAAAGAGCAAGAAGAGAAAAAAGAACAAATAAAAATAATATTCAATTCGTGTATAGGAGATTTAAAGGAAATTGTAAGTTTAGAAACTATATTTAATCCAAGATGGTTAAATAAGACTTATTCTAATAAGAAAATTCAAGAAGACATAAACCACATTGTAGTAAAAACACACGATGATTTAAAAATAATAGATTCTCAAATTTTAGATGAGGGAATAAACAAAGCAGTAAAAAGTTATTATCTTAGAAATATTACTAATCCATCAGTTTTAAGTTTAGCAATACAAGAAGGAATGAAAATTGATGAGAATAATAAAAAAATGGAAGAATTAAAAAAACAAAAAGCAGAACAAGAGAAGAAAGTACAAAATTACATAATGGAACAAGCGAAAGAAAGCGATAAATTTGAAGAAAAAAATTTATTAATTATTGATTTTAGAGTAACAGCGACAAAAGAACAATTTATGGCTATTAGAGAATTTTTTGAAAAAAATAATATTAATTATGGGAGGATTTAGAAATGGGATTATTTGATAGAAGCAATAAGGAATATGCCAAAATACATATTGAATTTGACATTGATAAAAAGGGCGAAGGAACAGTTGAAGTTGAAGGAGATGAAGTTTCATTAGCTGCAGCAGTAGGAGTACTAATTCATCATATGTTAAGAAAAGGTTTTAACAGAAAAATTTTAGAATTTTCAATATTAAAAGCATTAAAGGATAATGAGAAAAAGGAAAAAAACAATATTCACGTACACGAGATACATATTTCAAAAGATAACGAAAAAGAATTTGCTGAAATATTAAAGAAGATAATAGGAGGGACTATATAAATATGGAAAATGATACAGAAAATGGAAAAGTTGAAATGAAATTAGATTATTTTATGGAGTTGTTAGATGAAAAGAAATCATCAGATATTGCTAGTGATGAACTAGATGAAATATTAACTATATTATTCGATAATGCAAGATTAAGTTATAACGATACTGAATTGTATTTTGATGTAGATAGCATATTAAATGGATATTTAAAAGGTAGGGAAAGATGTCGATATAATGCAGTATTAAAAAAATTGCAAGAAGAAAAAGCAGAACATAAGGAGGAAAATAAATAATGGAAAGATTAAGTTTAGATAATAAATTATTAAAACCAATGAAAGAAAAATTGGAAAAATCAATTGATATTCTAACAAAAAATGCAATATTGACTGGTAAAGAGGCAGAAATAACTTTAAAAATCGGAGTCAATGTAACAAAAAAAGATGACAAAGATTTTAACGAATATTTAGAACCTAATTATGATTATCAAATAACAGAAAAGATAAAAGAAGCTAAAGGAACATATAAAAGTTGTTTAGGTTTTAATTATTCAGTTGAAATAGATGGCGATGATGTGCTTGTAAAAAATGTCAATGAACAACAATCATTATTTGGGGAGGAATAGAAAATGGCAAAATTAACGGTTGGAAATTTAAAAAAGGCTTTAGAAAATGTCCCAGATGAGTTGGAAGTTGAACTATGGAGCGATAGTGGAGTAGACCAATGTGATTATGATGATGCAGAAGTTATTATAGAGGACGCATATAGACATACACATAATTTAAAAGATGGAGAACAATTTGAAGATGGTACAAATAAAGTCGATTATTTTGTAATTTATGCAAATTATAGAAATGAAATGGAAGAGGAGGAATAAAAATGGAAGTCAAGAACAGTTTAGTTAAAAAAGAAGAAAAAAAGACATTTAGTGCTTTTTTAGCACAAGATGCAATGAAAAAAAAGATAAATGAAATGGTTGGAGGAGAAAAAGGACAACAATTTATTACTTCAATAATATCTGCAGTTTCAACTAATCCTCAATTAGCAGAATGTGATAATTCATCAATAGTATCTGCAGCACTATTAGGACAGGCTCTTAATTTAAGCCCTAGTCCTCAATTAGGTCAATATTATATGGTTCCTTTTAACGATAGCAAAAGAGGTTGTAAAGTGGCTCAATTTCAAATTGGATATAAAGGTTATATTCAATTAGCTATTAGAAGTGGACAATATAAGAAGTTAAATGTTTTAGCAATAAAAGAGGGAGAATTAAAAAAATATGATCCACTTAATGAGGAATTAGAAGTACAACTTATTGAAAATGAGGAGGAAAGAGAAAAAGCAACAACTATTGGTTATTATGCTATGTTTGAATATTTAAACGGATTTAGAAAAACAATTTATTGGTCTAAAGAGAAAATGGAGGCACACGCATTAAAATATTCAATGGGATATAGAGCAAAAAAAGGATATACATTTTGGGAAAAAGATTTTGATGGAATGGCATATAAAACAATGTTAAGACAATTGATTTCAAAATGGGGAATTATGAGCGTAGATTTAACTATGCAAAAAGCACTTGAGTCAGATATGGCAGTTATTAACGATAATGGTACATACGATTATGTAGATAATAATTCAAATGTAGAAGATGAACCAATCCCAGTTGAAACTGTAGAAAGTGAAAATACAATAGACAATAATATCGAAAATACAACAACTGAAGATGATACAGATTTCTTTTTTGATAAAAAATAATTTGTGAAAGGAAGAAAATAGATATAATGGAGGGATGGATAAGTTTATACAAAAAGTTTGTTAATTGGGAATGGTACCAAGATACTAATGTAAAGTCAGTTTTTATCCATCTTCTTTTATTAGCAAGTTATGAAGATAAAAAATGGCAAGGAAGAGTGGTAAAAAGAGGACAAGTTATTATTTCATCAGGAAATTTAGCATCGGATTTAAAATTAACAAGACAACAAGTTAGAACAGCATTAAAAAAATTACAAAGTACGGATGAAATTAGTGTAGAGTCAACCAACAAATATCTAGTGATAACTATTGAGAAATATAGTGATTACCAATCAGCTTTACAAAATAATAACCATCAAACAACCAACAAAACAACCATAGAAGCAACCAACAAAATAATAGAGGAAAGCATTGAGGCAAAAGGCATGCAAGAAATGTCGAAAAACAAAGTAACCAACAAAACAACCAACAAAATAACCACATCTAATAAATTAAATACTAAACTAAACTATACTAAACTAAACTTATTATTTTTATATTTAATAAATAAGGAAAATCAATTTGAAAACATTTCTTTAGCAGATAAACAAAATATACAAACAATTCTAAAAAGATTGGATTTATACATAGAAAATTATTCTTGTATTCCTGATGAAAAATTAACAGAATTAAAAATACAATATTGGACTATTGCTCAATTATATTGTTCTCCATATAGAATATATATTGATAATTTAAACATAAAGAATTTTAATTTTAGATTTTTAAAAACTAAAGAATATTGTAGTTATCAAGATGAGAAAGAATTAGTTAAATTTATAGGTTATTTTATAAAAAGTTTAAGAGAGGAAATAAAAAATGAAACAAATAGGCGATGAAGTATTATGTAAGTATTGTTTAGGATGTAATAAACTAGAAAATCCAGAGTTTGTTGGATATAAGAGATGTAAAGAGTTTTGTTCAGGATATAATGACTGGCAAAGTAAATATTATATAGCAAACCAAAAACAAAGCTTTAAAATCAATTTTAAGAGAAAATAAAAGTAAAACAACAAATTATACATTTAAGATAAAAAAAGACAAAATTACCTAAAAAGAAATTAAAAAAATGGCATTAAAAAAGTATTACCTATATAAAATTTGAAACGAACTGATGAATAAAAATAAGGAGTGAATTAAAAATGAAAATAAATTTTGTTATTCCAGGGAAAGTACAAGCAAAACAAAGACCAAGATTTAATGGAAAATTTGCATATACACCAAAACAAACAGTTGAGTATGAAAATTGGATTAGAACTTGTTTATTAGATAAATACAAGGAAATTAAACCATTTGAGGAACCTTTAAAAGCTAAAATTATTGCTTATTATGAAATACCCAAAAGTACAAGTAAAAAGAAAAAACAACAAATGTTGAATTGCGAAATATTTCCAACAGTGAAGCCTGACACAGATAATATTGCAAAAAGTATATTGGATTCTTTAAATGGAATTGCTTATTTAGATGATAAGCAAATTGTAAAGCTAGAAGTTGAGAAATATTATTCGCAAGCACCAAGTACAGTAGTAATGATTGAGGAGATAAAAGAATGAAAGATTATTTAGAGTATTTTAAAGAAAAAGGAATTGAGATTTTAAATAAATTGCCTGATGGATGGAGATATATAGAAAATACCAATACAGAGCCTAAAGGATATAAATGGGCTTGCAATAATAAGTCAATGTTTAGTGGAGATTATGAACACGCACTAATAAAAACAGGAGGGAAAAATGATTAAATTTTTAATTGGTTTTATATTAGGTTGTTATATTGGAATTACAATTATGTGTATTTTACAAGTAGCGAAGGAGAGTGATGAGAAATGAAAGAGATGAAATATCAATTTGAAAGAAAAATAGAGGTATTAGATACTGGTTTTTGTTTTGGATTGCTATATTATATTCTGAATTTAGGAACACATCCAACAGCTTATATAAAAATGCCAGACAATATCAATATTGATGAAGATAAGTTAGATATTAAGCTGGATGTTCACGGTGGGATTACATATTTTGATGACCATTTATGGATTAGTAAAAATCAAAAAATAGATGGAAAATTTATTGGCTGGGATTATGCACACTATGGAGATTATGCAGGATATGAAGAAATACTTCCAAGTGAATTTAAGACTAATGGGAAAAAGTGGACAACATCTGAAATATATGAAGAAATTAGAGAAGTATGTTATCAAATAAAAATGTTGGAGAAAAAATAAGTGGATGAAAAAATATAATTTAAAAAATAAAACAGATATAAAAATGCATAATGTATTATTTGCAACAACAACAGAAAAAGATTATGAAATGGAGAGGCTATTATTGCTAGAGAATATGCCTGATACAAATTATGATGAATTTGTTTTAGCTGAAGGCTATCATTGTAGTTGTTATGACTTTGATGAAACTGATTGGGATTGTATAAAATTAACTAGAGATGAATTAAATAAATTACTAGAAAACATAAATGATTTGGAAATATTAAGAAAAGAATTAAAAGAATTTTTATCAAGATATTGATTAGGAGGTGTTTTAAGTGAAAGAAAATAGCATAGAAGAAGCATTGAAAAAATTATCAACTGGTAAGAAAATAAAAATGTATGAGTTGTTGAGAACTTTTAAAAAAGAAGGTATTGAAAATTTTGTTATTACTAGAAAAAAGTATGTTGATGTTATTTTATCAGATTATAAAAGAGTATTAAAAGAGAATGAAGAACTAAAAAATAAAAAAGAGAAAACAATAAAAAAAATAGGACAATTTTCAAAAAAAGCAGAAACACTTCCTTATGATTATGATTATCTTAATGGAGTATCTGACGTTATTAAAATAGTGGAGGAAAATTTATGAGATATTTAATAAAAAATAAAGTATATGATACAGAAAAAGCTCAAGAAATAATTAAATATATAAAACAGATAGAACATAAGGGGTTATTTGTAACAACCTATCCTAAATATAGGCATACATTGTATAAAACTCAAAAAGGGCAATTCTTTGTACATATTGGAGAGTATGTTGGACAAACCGATGTAGCATATAGTGATAAAGATTATATTGAATTACTATCAGAAAATGAAGTAAAAGAAATATTGAATAAACTGAACAAAATAGAAATATATAACAAATTATTTGATGATTTGGAGGAGGGCTAAAATGGAGATAAAAGTTGGTAGTAGAAGTAATGGACAGGGCTTATATAATGCATCAAAATTCCTGAGGTATATTGATAAACTACCAGAAAATAAAATGTATGGAGTATTGAAATTAAAAGGTATTACAGTATTAACAAAACAAGAGGTTGTTTCTAAAAAAACAATAGAGGAACAAATAAAAAAATTAGAAAATGACGGCTACTGGGATTTTTTAGAGGAAAGAGATTTAGAAAAAACAATAAGTATTTTAAAGAGTTTATTGGAGGAAAAATAAATGAGTAATTTAAGTAAAAAATTAAGAGATAATCAAGATAAAGCAGTATTAAAACAGAAATTTGGAAAAAATCCAAAACATAGATGCCCAGATTGTCACAGATTTACATTTTGGGTAAGTGATGAAAAAACAAAAAATCAATGTATATGGTGCAAAATAGAAAATGAAAAAAAGGAGAAAGACAATGGCTAGAAATGTATGTTTAGATTGTGGATATTTTTTAAATTGCAAATTAGCAAGTGAGCATTTAACCTATTGTGAAAAATTTGTGAAAGCACATAGAACAATAACAAAAATTGAAAGGAGAAACGACAATGGAAGAGACGAAAAGTATAGATAATTTCAAAAACTATTTAATAGGACAAAAAGAGGGGTTGCAATATGCGTTAGATATGACAATGGTGCAAGTAAAAAGTCTCCAGAATGGTATTGACTTAATAGATGAAAAATTAAGAAATATTGAAAAATAAATATTTTAGGAGGGTTCAAATGAAGATTGTTAGTGATAAAGAATATATGGAAAAAATGTGTAAGAATTGTAAAAACAAAAAAAGCAATTTATGTGAAATAAAAAGGTTACTAGATAATAGTGTAAATTGTGTGTATTATGAAGATACAAAGGAAAAGGAGGAGTGATTGTTGTGAGTGAGAAAAAAATTGAAATTGATGCAACAACATTATCAGTTTTAGAGAAAGCAATTACTGCAGGGGTTAATGAGGGAATACAAAAAGGAATGAAAGAGTATGATTTTAAGCAAAAAAATAAAATGAAAATAAAATATGATAAAAGATTAAGAAATACAAAGCTATTATTAAAAAATTATAGGTCCTTTGTTGAACATTGCAATAATGCTAAATATACAGTTGAAAATCCAATAAAAAAAGAAATTTCTAAAAGTAATGTAACAGTACAATTATTTGATGATTTATATAATTTGCAAGATGATGCTTTTGTTGTTTCAAGTATTTTAAAAAGTAAAGAAAAAACAAAAATAATATTAGATCATATAACTATGTGTTTAGAATTCTTTGAAAAAAAAGCAAAAGCAACTAACAATCAAGAAATGATACGAAGATATAAAGTGATAGATTATTTATATATAAAAGAAATACCATTGTCTTTTGAAGAAATTGCAGAAAAAGAACATATAAGTACCAAAACAGTTAGCAGAGATAAAAATAAGGCAATACAAGAACTTTCTGTGTTGTTTTTTGGAATAGATGGGCTTGACTTATCATAGATGAGATGTCTTAAAAATGTCCTTGACAGTACAATAGTTCTAATTTAAAATGATATTATGCAAAACTAATATTAAGTTACCTTTTTTAATGTTTGTATCTTCCTTTGTAGAAGTCTATTTGTAAAAAACAAGTAGACTTTTATTTTATTTTAGGGCTATTTATTGTGTTTTAGAAAGGATAGTCTTATGAAAATAGAAGAAATAAAAATTGAGGAATTAAAACCTGCAAAATACAATCCAAGAGTTGTATTGCAAAAAGAGTCTGAAAGTTATCAAAGAATAAAATCAAGCATAGAAGAGTTTGGACTTGTAGACCCAATTATTGTTAATAGAAGAAATATGACAATAATCGGAGGACACCAAAGATATAATATTTTAAAGGATTTAGGTTATGAAACTGCAGAATGTATTTTTGTTGATTTAGATGAGAAAAATGAAAAAAGATTAAATTTATCATTAAATAAAAATTCAGGATTTTGGGATGAGGCAAAACTAGATGAATTATTTAATGAATTGAATTTGACACAAGAAGAATTATTTGTAACAGGTTTTTCAGATGAAGAAATAGAAAATTTAAAAACAGATTTTATTGAAGATTTGCTGCAGGAAGATTTTTCAGATAAAGGTACAAATGAATTAAGTAAATTTGCAATGACTTTCAATATTGATAAAATTTATGAGGAAAAATATCAATCTTATGTGAAAAATTATGGTAAGGACAAATTGATTGGTATAATGACTGCTGAAGTTTTGAAGGAGGTTGATTAAAATGCCAAGTTGTGGAAGTCAAATATTTTTATGTGATGTTCCTATAAGGTTTGATACTTACAAAGGTTGTTCTCATAATTGCAAATATTGCTTTGTTCAAAGAAAAAAGGACATATCAGAAATTGACAAAGGAGAAACTGCAAAAGCACTATCAAACTTTATAAATGGACACAGGGGAAAAGATTTAAAATGGTGTGATTGGAATATACCATTGCATTGGGGAGGAATGTCAGACCCATTTCAACCAGCAGAAAAAAGATATAGATTATCTTATGAGTGTTTAAAAGTGTTTGCAGAAACACAATATCCTTTCATTGTATCAACAAAAGGACGATTAGTAATTGAAAAGGAATATCTTAACTTATTAAAAAAATGTAATTGTGTTGTTCAAGTTAGTATGATTTGTTCTCAATATGATAAGTTAGAAAAAGGAGCACCTACTTATGAGGAAAGGCTAGAAATGGTAAGAATATTATCAAAAAATGTAAAAAGAGTTATTGTAAGAATACAACCATATATGACACAAGTATTTCAAGATGTAAAAAATAATATGAAGCGATTAGCTGAAGCAGGAGTGTATGGAGTAGTAATTGAGGGAATGAAATTTGCCAAAAAAAGAGCAAAGTTGGTTAAGATTGGTGGAGACTTCGTATATCCTAAAGAAGTATTGCTAAAGGATTTTATTCAATTAAAGGAAGAGGCTCACAAATATGGGTTAAAATTCTATTGTGGAGAAAATCGTTTAAGGACATTAGGGGATGCGATGTGTTGTTGTGGAATTGAAGATTTACAAGGATTTAAAGGAAACACTTATAATATTTGTCATTTAATAAATAATAAAGATGTAGAAATAACGGATTCTATGAAAGAAAAAGGAACTGCGACTATAATAGGAAGAACATATCAGAAAACATTGGCAAAGTTGAAATATGATGGACAGTCTTTTGTTGATGGAATGAAAAATGAATATATTTCTAAAAAAGATGTATATGACAAAATTTTTGGAAAATCATAAATGAAAGGATGTGGTGAACTGATGTGAATATAGAGGAAATAAAGAAAGATTATAAAGCAGGAATACCTAAAAAAGATATAATCACAAAACACCATATCACAATAGGACAATTAAATTATCAAATAGTTAAAAATAATTGGAAAAGAAGAAAAAGAAAAGGAACAAAGGGCAATAAAGGTGGACACGGAACGAAAGGCAATCAAAATGCTACAGTTACTGGAGCTTATTCAAAGTTAGTAAATGAATGTTTTTCTCCTGAAGAATTAGAACTATTTAATAAACCGATAGAAAATAAAAAAGAAGAACTAAAAAAGGAAGTTAGAACACTTGAGATTAGAGAATATAGGCTTTTAAATAAAATTGAAAAAATAAAAAAGAAAGATAAAGATTTAACAATTATGAAAATGTCTAAATATGGAACTGCAACATCTACTGATGCAGAAAATACAGATATATTGCTAATAAGATTAGAAGATGCATTGACAAAAATTCAAGAGGCAAGGCGAAGAGCAATGGATTCATATCATAAAATTGAAATTGAGGATAAAAGATTTGAATTTGATGCAGATAAGGAAAAAGCAGACCAAAACGAACTTGATAAATTAGATGAAGTTTTAAAAAATATAGGAGGGATAATTTAATGAGTAATAATTTTTTCTCCGAAAAGCAGCAGGAGTTTTTAAATAATGCAGATAGAAGATGGAATATAAAATATGGTGCAACAAGAAGTGGAAAAACATATTTAGATTATTATGTTATACCTAAAAGAATAAGGAATACAAAAGGAAAACAAGGATTAAATGTTATCTTAGGAAATACGAAAGGAACATTACAAAGAAATGTTATAGAACCTTTACAAAATATTTGGGGAACAAGGCTGGTATCTGATATAAAATCAGATAATACGGCTTTTTTATTTGGAGAAAGATGTTATTGCTTAGGTGCTGATAACATAAAACATGTAAATAAAATAAGGGGAGCGAGTTTCAAATACTGTTATGGAGATGAGGTAGCAACTTGGAATCCTGAAGTTTTTAATATGGTAAAATCAAGATTGGATAAACCTTATTCAAAATTTGATGGAACTTGTAACCCAGAAGGACCATCTCATTGGTTAAAAAAATTTCTTGATAGTAAAGCAGATATATATCAACAAAAATATACATTGTATGATAATCCATTTCTAGATAAAGATATATTACATAATCTTGAGGTTGAATATTCAGGAACGGTATTTTTTGATAGATTTATTTTAGGCGAATGGAAAGCAGCAGAGGGTTCTATTTATAGATTATTTGCTGATAATACGAGTCAATTTTTAACAAATAAGATAGATGAAGAATTGATGCTTATTTCAATAGGAATTGACTATGGTGCAGGTGCGAGTAAAATCAAATTTGTAGCAACAGGAATTACTTATAATTTTCAAAATGTTTATATATTAGATGAGTATGACTTAAAGGAAGTCTATGACCCTCAACAAATATATGAGCATTTTTTATTATTTTGGAAAAGAGTTTATGAAAAATATGGAATGTGTCAATATGTTTTTGCAGATTATGGAGCATTAGGAAATGTCATTACTCTAGGATTGATAAGAAGATGTCAGAAAGAAAGGATACCTGTTAAAATAGAGGATTGCACCAAAGGTTTAATAAATGACAGAATATTTTTGAGTAGTACACTTATGGCTCAAAAAAGACTTAAAGTTTTGAGCAAAAACACAGTAGTAACAAAAGCATTCCAAGATGCAGTATGGAATGATAAAAAGCCAGATGAAAGGCTTGACGACGGAACTACTGATATTGATAGTTTAGATGCTTTTGAATATTCGGTTAATAGTTTTTATGAAAATTTAATAAATGCAAGGAGATGAAGTTATGAATTTACAACAATTTTTTGCAAGTAAAGGTTACGATATATCAGAAAAATTAAATTGGCAAAAGAATATTGAAAATTGGGATAGTTGGTATAAAGGAAAAGTAAGAAAATTCCACAACTATTATATCTACAATGGACAAAAGAAAGTAAAAAGAGAAAAAAAGAGCTTACAAGGAGCAAAAAAAGGCTCTGAAGATTGGGCAGATTTATTATTTAATGAAAAAGTAAAGATAAATTTAGACAATCAAGAGTCAACAAATGCTTTGAATGAAATTTTTGAAAAAAATAATGCAGTAGTTAAAATAAATCAAGGAATAGAAAGAAGTTTTGCTTTGGGAACAGGTGCTTTGGTTGTTTCCGTACAAAATATGAAAATAGATGAGGTTATGAATACTATTGATGTAACAGATGCTAAAACAAAAATACAATTTGTTGGTGCAAAGAAAATATGGCCACTAAGTTGGGAGGACAACGAAGTCAAAGAGTGTGCTTTTGTTACATATAAAACAATAAAAGGAATAAATTATGTTTATATAGCTATGCACATAATAAATGAAAAAGGAAACTACGAAATACAAAATTATAAATTCAAAGCACAGAATAGAAATTTAATAGTAACAAGTGATGATGAAAAAGAGGGATTTATTGAAAAGTTTGATACTAAAAATAATATACCTTGGTTTTCAATAATAAAGCCTAATATATGTAATAATATAGATGCAGATACACCTTTTGGAATATCAGTATATGCAAATGCGATTGATGTTTTAAAAGAATTGGATGATGCTTATAATGAACTAGGAAATGAGCCCGTACTTGGCAGGAGAAGGACTTTTATATCAGAAGAAATGATGACTTATGACAATGGAAGTGCAGAAATGATATTTGATCCAGAAGATATTTCTATATACAGAATGCCAAAAGGATTTAATAAAGATAGTATGATACAACACGATAGTGGAGATTTAAGAACAGATAAATTACAAAGTGATGTTCAATTTCAACTTAATATATTATCTTCAAAACTGGGATTTGGCCAAGAAAGATATAAATTTGATGGAGCAAATATTCAAACTGCAACAGGAGTTATAAGTGAAAATTCAGATATGTATAGAACTTTGAAAAAGCACGAGCAAGTATTAGATATTAGTTTGAAAACTATAATACAAGCAATAGTATATGCTTCAACAATGTTTGGAAATTATACTATGTCAGCAAAGCATATATCAATTGATTATGATGATAGTATAATTGAAGATACAGGAACTAAACAAGTAAGAGCTCAATCAGAAGTTGGAGCCGGATTGAGAAGCAAAAAAAATTATATGACAGAAATTAGAGGTTTAGGAGATAAACAAGCCCAAGATGAATTAACACTAATTGATTCTGAAAAGATATCTAATCAAGAATTATTTGGGTTTCCAATAGAAGAAAAGGCAAAAAATAATGATTTAAATAATAAGAAAGAAAAGGAAAAAAAGAAAGAAGAGAAAAAGGAGGAAAAATAGTAGATGTTACCTCCAGATTTTTTAGAAAACATAGAAAGTCAAGCTATAAATATTTATAATAATTTAGAATTAGACATTATAAAAGAAATAGCAGAAAGAATTGCAAATGTTGGATATGCTAATACTGTTGTAAAGAATGATGTTTTGATAGCACAAGAAATGGGTGTATTATATCAAGATATTGTGAATTTGGTTGCAAGAACTAATAAATCTACATATCAAGATACTTTGGAGATATTTGAAAAAGCAGGAATTACATCAATAGAAATTGATGATAATATTTATGAAAAAGCCGGATTAAATCCAATAAATATTAAACAAGATAAAACAATGATGGAATATTTAATTGCATCTGCAAAAAAAACAAATAATAATTTGCAAAATTTAGCAATGACAACTGCTAATACAGGTCAACAAGATTTTTTAAATGTAATTAACGAGGCATATTTACAAACTTCAACAGGAGCAAAAAGTTATTCACAAGCAATAATTGATGCAATAAATAAAATAGGAAATAAAGGAGCAATAGTTGAATATCCATCAGGACACAAAGTTACATTGGAAACTGCAGCAAGAATGAATATTGTTACAGGAATAAATCAAACTTGTGGAAAATTGCAACAAATGAGAGCAGAAGAAATGAATTGGGACTTAATGGAACTAACTGCTCATTCAGGGGCAAGACCAAGTCACGAAAAATGGCAAGGGAAGATTGTTAGTTTAAGTGGTAAAGATGGATATTTAAGTTTAAAAGATATTGGATATGGAGAAATTACAGGTTTCAAAGGAATAAATTGTTATCACGATTGGAGACCATATTATAAAGGTTCTAGTAAAACATATAGCAATGATGAGCTAGAAAAAATGAATGATGAAAAAGTAACATATAATGGAAAACAAATTACAAAATATGAGGCAAAACAAATACAAAGAAGTATAGAAAGACAGATAAGACAGGATAAAAAGAATATTGCAGGATTGCAAGGAGTTTTAACAAGTACAACCAATAATAATAAATTGATTGAAGAAACTAGAACAGAACTAGCAAAAAAAACACTTCAGTATAATACACACAAAAGAGAGCTAGATGGTTTAATTGAACAAATTTCATCGAAGAAAGATAATACAAGATTATTTATTGTTGAGAAATATGATAATAAGACAATTTCTAATATAACTAAATTGGCCAATAAATATAATAATAGTGATATTATTGGATTAAAAGTAAACGATGTAGAAATAAAAGAGATTGGCGAACACATCATTTCTAGAACTTATGGTAAAAAAGTAAGATTTGAAGATGTAGAAGATACATTGAAAAATCCTGTTAAATATGGTAAAATAAGAACAGATAATAGTCAACAAATAAAAGGAGAAAATTGTACTGTTGTTATAAATGTAAAAACAGGAAAACTTATAACAGTATATCCTAAAAAAACTAAAAAGGAATGATTATAAATGAGGATAAAAAGTAATTTTGATAAAAGGCAGATAGAATTATTAAATAAAATCAATATAAATGTTGAAAAAGATTTTGATGTAAAAGAATTAGAAGAAATAGAGGATAAAGTTTACAATGAAATGATGAATAATTTAGATGAAAAACAAAACTTTACCACTAAGTTATCAGTTGAGTATGAACATATATTAGACATTGTTGTTGAAATTGAAAATAATATTAAATAAGTTTTTAACATTAAGGCACTATAAAAGGTGTCTTTTTTTATTGTCTTTTTAGGTCAGACGATATAAAGAAACCTGCAATTTCTCTTATCTATTGGAGATATAAATAAATAGATTACACAATTTCAGAGTGAACTGAGCTTTAAATTAAATCTGTGTAAATTAGAAAGGAGTCATTATGGACGAAGAATTAAAAGAATTATTTGGAGAAAATACATTATCTTATGATGATTTTGTAAAAGCAGTAGATGAAAAAGGAATGAAACTTGCTAACCTTTCAGCTGGAGGTTATGTAGCTAAAACAAAATATGATGATGATGTAAAAAAGGCAAAAAATATTGATTACAAAAAGAAATTTGAAGATTTACAAAATTCTATTGAGGGCGATGATGGTGTTAATGCAAAATTAAAAAATATCACTACTGAAAGAGATGATTATAAATCAAAATATGAAGCCTTAAATGCAAATTATTCTATGCTTACGGCAACAAATAAGGCAACAGGAGCAGGAATAAAACCTGAATTTGCAGAGTTTGTTGCAAGTAAAGTTTTAAAAATGACATCTGATACTGTTGATTTTGATACTGCTTTAAAATCTTTTAAAGCAAAAAATCCACAATATAATTCAGAAACAACAGTAATAAAAAAGAAAAATTCTAGTGTTGATTTAGGTGGAAAAGAACAAACAAATCAAAATGAAACAAATCAAATAATGAACGATTTAATTCGTTCAACAAGGGATTAGTAAAAAGCTAATCTTTTTTTATTTTAAATTTAAGGAGGAATTTTATTATGGGACAAATGATTTCAAGAAGTAATGCAGAAACTTTAATTGATGAACAAGTTTCAAGAGAAATAATTGAGGGAGCAATAAAAAGCTCAAGAGCTATGTCAATGTTTAGAAGATTACCAAATATGACATCAAACAAAACAAAAATGAGAGTATTAGACTCTTTACCTTTAGTATATTGGCAAGGTAGTGATAATGCTAGAAAAAAATTAACAAAAATGGCTTGGGATAAAAAATATATAGTTGCTGAGGAAATGGCAGTTATAGTACCAATTCCTGAAAATGTATTAGATGATGCAGATTATGATATTTGGGGAGAGGTAAAACCAAGAATTCAAGAAGCTATGGGGAAAAAATTCGACCAAGCAGTATTTACTGGAATTGATAAACCAACAGGATTTAGAGCTGATTTATTAACATCTGCTTTAAATACTGGAGCAACAATTACTCCAGGTTCAAATAGCTTATATAAATCTATTTCTGATGCGATGACAAAAGTTGAAGAAAGTGGATATAATGTTACTGGATTTTTAGGTGGAGTTGACTTAAAAGGTAAATTTAGAGAAATGGTTGATACAACAGGACAACCTATAAAAGGAACTGAAATAGACTCTATGTCAAAAGCATTTGTTGATAATGGAGCTTGGGATAAAACTTTAGCACAATTATTAGTTGGAGATTTTTCACAAGCAGTATATGCAATAAGACAAGATATAACATTTAAAATTTTAGATCAAGCAGTAATTCAAGACCCAGCAACAGGAGAGATTTTATACAATTTAGCACAGGACGATATGGTAGCATTAAGAGTAACAATGAGACTAGGTTGGGAAATACCAAATCCTATAAATTCTTTACAACCAGATGAAGCAGTTAGATTCCCATTTGCAGTTGTATTACCAAGTACATATACAGAACAAAGAGTAAAAGTAACATTTACAGTTAAAGATACATCTGCAGAACCTAAAGTTATTGAAGGAGCAAAAGTAAACTTTAACGGACAAATTGCTCATACTGATAATAAAGGTGTTGCAGAGTTCAAAGCAGAAAAGAACACAAGTGGTTTATATAGAATAACTGCTGATAATATGAAGAAAGATGTTCAAGATGTTGTTGAAATTGGAACAACTGCTGCTAGTGTAGCTGTATCATTAGCATTAAAATCATAAGGAGGAATAAGGTATGCTTAAATATATAACCAATACAGAATATAAAGAGTTGTTAGGTAAGAATAGCATACCTAGTAACTTTAATAAATTAGTAATTGAGGCAAGTACATATATAAATTATCATACTAGGAATAGAATCGATGTTAATAACATTCACGAAAATGTAAAATATGCAACTGCCTTAATTATTGAGAAAATAGAAAAAGCTGATGAAAAAATTGAAGAGATTGGAAACCTAAAATCACAAAATATAGAAGGATGGAGTGAAAGTTATACTACTCCAGAAGAAATAAAAAAAGATTTAGAAAGTGAAAAAATAAATATATTACATAAATATTTATGGAATATAATTGGAAATGATGGACAACCTCTTTTGTATTGTGGGGTGTTGTAATGAATAAAAGATTTTTTATACATTCAATTACAATATATCATTTAAACAATGATGAAACTATTACGAGGATGACCTTTAAGAAAGTATATTTTAGACATAATAAAAAGTCTAATATGATTGATAAACGGACTTGAAAAAGGAAGCTCAGGAACAATCTATATACCTACAAAGCAAGATTTGATAATTGAAAATGATGATATAGTAATTGAGGGGACACCTACACTATCTATTCAAGAAATAAACAACAAAACTGTAAAATTTATAGATAATGTTTCAGTTAAAAAACTAACTAAAGAAAATAAAAATGTTGAAAAGGAATTTTCAGAAATATATCAAGATAATTCTATAATGAAATATAGAGTTGTTAGTGTTGATGATAATAGAAAAGGAAATTTACAACATTACAAGTTGGGAGTTAGTGAGTAGAATGGGTAGTGGTTATTCAGTTAAAGTTCAAATGAACAATGAAAAACAAATTGAAAAGAGGTTAAATATACAAGATGATGGACCTGCAGTTCGATTTCTTAGAGATGATGTTTATAGATTATATGAGCCGTATGTACCTAGAGCAGATGGAAATTTGTATAGACAAGTAGGTTATCCAAATAATCATACAATAAAACATAATGCTCCCTATTCGCATTATCATTATAAAGGCAAAAAAGCGAAAGGACCTTCAAGACCTAAAGGAATAAAAAGGACTATATCTAATGAAGATATGAAATATCAAGGAGCACCTAAAAGAGGTCCTGAATGGGAAAAAAGAATGATGAATGATAGGGGAAAAGAAGTCGAAAGAGATTTGGAGAATTTTATAAAAAATGGAGGTAAATAAAATGGAAAATGAAAAATCACAAATGCAGTTAATAAAAGAATATATCGAGACTTGTTCATTATTAAAGAATAATAAAATAAATGTTGATTATCTTAATTCAAAAGATTATAGCTATTCAATAGATAGAACACCAGTAAGTCCGATAGTAAAAAGATATAGAGATGGTGGGGCAATAAAACAAATTGCATTTGATTTTAGCATTACATTTCCAATAGGGAGTAAAGCACTTTTAAATTTAATAAATTCTAAGTTTTGTGAAGATTTTATGAAATGGGTTGAAAATCAAAATAATAAAAGAATATATCCTGAAATCAAAGGTGCAAGGTCAATCAGTTGCACTTCTCCAGGATATGTTTTAAGTAAAAGTGAAACATCAGCAATTTATATTATTCAAATGAATTTTCAATATTACGAGGCTAGATAGCCTTATTTTTTTAGAGGAGGTAAAAAATATGAATACAGGAGATATTTTAAATAGAGCCGATAAAGTAAATTTTATGGGATTAAAAGATAATCCAGAAGCATTTACAAGAATGCACGGATTTACTGATTCCGGTAAATCTTCTAATGCAAGCACCTATGATAGAAGATATGTAGACGAGGAAACAGAAAGAAGTGATGTAACTGGTTATGGGACAGAAATTGCATACGCTTTTGATGAGATGAAAGATGACCCTGTTCACGCAGTTTTAGTTGAGGTTGCAGATGATGAGATAAAGGGAAAGAAGGTAACAATTGTTACTGTTGATTTTTCAAAACCAGGAGAAACAGATGGTACATACGAAGCAAGAAAAAGAGTATGGTCAGTTATTCCTGATAGTGATGGAGATAGCACAGACGCTTATACATATTCAGGTACATTTAAAGCAGCAGGAAAAATTATTAAAGGAACAGCAACATCAACTGATGATTGGGAAACTTGTTCTTTTACTGAAAAAAAATAAAAAAATTTATTGAGGCTAGGTTGTCTAGTCTCTTTTTATTTTATAAAAATGGAGGAATTAAATTATGAAAATTTTAGAAATAGATGTTGATTTTGATTTTGCAGATGCAGATGATATGAAGAGATTTGAAGAAACTTATCCAATTACAATGGGAGAGTTAACAAAGATACAGGAAAGAAATCAAAATGAAAAAGAAAAAATGGCCAATAGTGAGCAAATAAGAGAATTTTGCAATGTTATTTCTAATTTCTTTGACAAGGTTTTTGGAGAGGGAGTATCTAACAAAGTTTTCAAAGGAAAAGCAAACTATATGGTGTGTTTACGAGCTTTTAAGTCAGTTGTAGCAGAGAAAGAAAAACAGGATGCAGAGATGGATGAAATTGCAGCTTATGTAGAAAAATATTCCCCTGATAGAGTAAAAAGGAGCTAGAGAGTATGAGTCTATTACTTGATAAATTGTCTACACAAAAGGAATTATCAAGTGTCTTAAAAGAAAGGATTGGCAATGTAGCTTTTAATACTGACTTTAGAATAGGCATTTTATTTGAATTGCTAATGAAAGATAATAATTTAAAAGATGAATTTAAGGTAATACAAGCAATTAAATTGTATTATCCGAATACGGAGCAAATAACAGATTTTGAAAAAGCATTTGAGGATATTATATGGTTTTACACTTGTGGAAAAAGTGATTTTTCTAAAATTCAAAAAGATGATACCAAAAAAGCAAAAACACAAAATGAAGAGAAAATATATGACTATGAGTATGATGACCAATATATATATAGTGCATTTATTGAAACTTATCAAATGGATTTACAAGAAATAGATTATTTGCATTGGTGGAAGTTTAAAGCAATGTTTAATTCTCTAAATAAAGACACAAAAATTGTAGAAATTATGGGGTATAGAGCCATCGACCTAAGCAAGATAAAAGATAAAGAGGAAAAGGCTAGATATAGAAAATTGAAAAAAATATATAAATTACCAGATATGAGAACAGAAGCTCAAAAAGAAGCTGATTTTGGTAATGCTTTCTGGTAATCAGAAAGGAGTCAAAAATGTCAGATGGTTCAGTAACAATTGAAGTTACATTGACAAAGGAACAACTAGAAAAAGGTTTAAAATCAGTAAAAAGCGACTTAAACTCCTTGAATAAAATTTCTGTTAGTAAAACAATTGATGGAATTTCTAAAGCATTTCATAATATGGGAAGCATAGCAACAACTGCAGGTAAGGCTTGTAGTGTGGTAACTGGAGCAGTAACAGGTGTATTTACTGCAGCAGCAGCCAAAGCAAAAAGTTTCATTGGTGTATATGAAAGTGCAAAATCTATTTTTGAAAGAAAATTAGGAGCAACAGGTGCTGATGATATGTATAATGCACTTTTAAAAGTTGCTAAAGGTTCAAGATATGCACAAGAATATATTGTTAGTGCAGGGCAAACTTTAGTTGCAATGGGTGTAGATGCAACACATACGGCTAAATATGTTCAAATAGCAACTGATGCAATGTCAGGTATGGGAAAAAGTGGAGCCGATGTACAAGCAATGGCAGAAATGTTTGGAAAAATGTCAATACAAACAACCTTATATACAGAAGATTTAAATCAAATGTTAACATCAGGTGTTAGAGTATATGATATTCTAGCAAAAAAATATAACAAAAGTACAGATGCAATAAAAGAAATGGCATCTGCAGGAGAATTAACCAGTAAAGATTTTGAATATTTAATGGATGTATTAGCAGGAAATGTTGCTGGTATGGAAGAATTTAGTATGGCAGGATTAGCACTTGCAGGAAAATCAAACACTTTAACTGGTGCAATAGACAGTTTAAATTCAAGTTTTAGATCATTTGCTTTAAATATATTGGGTATGAACATAAATAAAGGTCAGATGGATAATTATGAGAAACTAAAAAATGTTGTTGCATTGCTTGGAACTACATTAGAAAATGTTGGCTCAAAGTTTTCATTTGTTAGTGGATGGGTTAGTAAAGGCTTAGATACAATAAAATCAGCCTTAACAAAATTTAATGATACTTTAAATAGTATGAAACCTGAAACACTTGAAAAGATAGCAAAGGCAATTGGTGGTTTAGCAGCTTCAGGACCTATTTTATTGACTGTTGGAAAAGGATTAAATATTTTAGGAAATGGTTTTAGTGGATTAAATAATATTGTAGGAGGGCTAGAAAAAACTGGCTCTGTTTTTAGTTCATTTACTGGAAGTTTAACATCTGTTCCAAGTAAATTAAATTCTGTTGCAAGTAGTTTTGGAACATTCGGTGGGAAAATAGCGAGTGGTTTATCAACAATGTTTAGTGGAGGTATTTTTGAAAAAGCAGGAAATCTTCTTTCAACTGGATTTGATAAAATAACAGGTGTTGTGTCAACCTTTGGTGGAAAATTGCTATCTCCAATACAAGCTCTGGGAGGAAAAATAGGAACATTTTTAAGCCCAGTAAAAAATGCTTTTGATAAAATCATCGTTAGTTCATCATTATTTGGTCAACTTTTAAAATTTAATTTAGGAGAGACTTTGAATAGTTTGTTTCCTAATGTTTCAGCAGGATTGAGCAAAATAACAGATGCCTTTGGTGGGGCTTTTTCAGGAATATTAAGTAAAGTTGGAAGTTTTGCATCATCTTTCTTACCAGTATTTATGAATGCATTTGGAATTGCAGCAGTAATAGGTGTTGTGGTTGCAGGCTTAGGATTATTACAATCAAATTTTGGAGAACAAATAAATAATATTCTAACAATGGTAACAACACAAGGACCTTTGATTATACAAAATTTAGTTAATGGAATAACATCTAAATTACCAAGTTTAATTGAAATGGGTGGTACATTATTAAATAATTTTATGTTGGCAATTACTGCAAACTTGCCATCTCTGATTAGTGGAGGAATAGAAATTGTATCTACGCTAGTTACTGGAATTGCAGGACAATTACCAACATTGATTCCAACGGCAGTTGAACTAATAATGACAATTTTTAATTCTATAATTGAAAATTTGCCAACAATAATAGAAGCAGGACTGCAATTATTGGTTAGCCTTATACAGGGAATTGTAAATGCAATACCTCAATTGATAGATATGCTACCTACGATTATTACAACGATTTGTGATGTTATAACTCGAGAATTGCCAAACATAATTAAAGCAGGAATTACAATATTGGTTAGTCTGATAAATGGTTTAGTAAATGCAATACCTCAACTAATTGCAATGCTACCTACAATTATAAATACTATTGTAGGAACTTTATTAGATAATCTACCACTGATAATTGATGCAGGTATTCAAATACTAATTGCATTGATAAATGGTTTAGTGGAGGCAATTCCACAATTGATTGAAATGTTACCACAAATAATAACAACTATTGTTACTGTGTTAGCAAGAAATTTCCCTAAAATTGTTGAGGCAGGTGGAAAGATTATAACATCAATAGTAGCTGGAATAATTTCATTGTTGGGAAAATTAGGAGAAGCAGGTTGGAAAATAATAGAATCAATAGGAAATGTATTAAAAGAATTACCACGGAAAAGCAATTGAATGGGGAAAAGATATGATACAAGGTTTTATTGATGGAATAAAGAAGATGTTAGGAAATTTGGCAGATGCTGCGAAAAATGTTGGAAACAAAATAAAAGAATTTCTACATTTTTCAAGACCAGATAAAGGACCTTTGAGGGAATACGAAAAATGGATGCCTGATATGGTAAAGGGATTATCTAAAACATTAACAACAAGTTCTCCAGAATTATATAATGCAAGTAAAAAATTAGCAGAAAAAGTTGCTAATAATTTAGATATTAGTTCAGCATATAGCAAACTTAATAATGCAGTTGAGTTAGAAACACAAAGATTGAGTACAAACCTTACAAGTAATCAGATAATAAAAATAGAAAAAGAAGATAAACAACAATCAACATTGCAAAGTATAGATGACAATAAGGAAATTATAGTTAATTCAACAACAAATCTTGATGGAAAAGTATTAACTAGAACTGTAAACAAAGTTAATGCAAATAGAAAGTTACAATATGGTCATTAGGAGGTGGAAAAAATGGCATTGTTAATTCACGAAGATTTTGAGTTTGGAAATATATTAGCAGGTGGATATGGAATAAAAGAAGATGATCCAGACAAAATATCAGTTCAAACAATGGGAGATGGTAGTGTTCGTACTAACTATGGAAAAATGGATAAAACATATTTGAAAATCAAATTTGGTCAGATGAATATAGACTTAGTTAGAGAATATTTACAACACTTTCAAAAACACGAAGATTATTATACATATTATTCATTTAAATATGGCAAAATGTTAAAGAAAAAATTTTCAGTTACAACCCCTGATTTATCAATGTTACTTTCTAGTGGAGATGGTTGGATTGATGAATGGGAAATTGAACTTTCTCAAATAGGGGAGGTTTGATTTTATGATTGATTTAAGTGATGAAATAAGAAAGGCCTATGATAAAAGCACAATTCAATATGACAAAATAAAAATAGGCGATAAAGAGTTCCCCATAAGCAATGTACAATATTGTGATGATTGTTATGATGAAGGGAATATTTTTGGAACTGCAATTGCAAGGACGCTTGATTTTGAAATAGAAAATATAGTTGATTTAGAAAAAAAAGAATTTGAATATTTTACAGGAATTAGGGTTGAGGACACAGTTCACTATATTTCATTAGGAAAATTTATAACAACCGATGTTGAACCAGGAGATACAACTTTAATAAATAAGGTTAGCTCTATGGATTATATGTTAAAGGCTAATATTCAATATGAAACAAAATTAGATTATTCAAGTAAAAAAGTAACTATATTGGATGTGTTAGAAGAGGCAAGTTCTAATGCAGGTTTAGAACTTGCAACAAAAGAGTTTGCTAATAGTGATTTCATAGTTGATAGTAATCAATTTGAAGTTGATGCAATTATTAGACAAGTTTTTCAGGCAGTTGCAGGAATATCAGGAACATTTGCAAAGATAAGGTCAGATAATAAATTATATTTTATTACACCAAAACTTATTGATAGTAAAAAATATACTGTTAAAGAAGTTCATAAAATGTTGGTGGCAGACCTTAATAAATTAAAAGTTAGAACTATTACAAATGATTTAAAGGTATTAGGAATAGAAAAAGAATCCACAAAACAAGTGGATGAAATGCTTGTAAAATCAATGAATAATATAGCAGTAAAAAGATTAACAACTAATATAAATGAGCCTAGTTTAGAAAAACAAAGTGATTATACAGAATTGGTATTAAAAAGAAATACACACCCAATAAATGTAGTAAGTATTGGAATGAGTCAAGTTGAAGGAGAAAATATAACATTAAGAGATGAAGAAAGTATTGCAGAAGATGGAGAAAATTATTTAACAATAAACGATAACCCATTTGCATATACACAAGAAAAAAGGGAACAACTGATTGTTGCTTTATATGAAAAAGTAAAAGGATTTTCTTATACTGCTTATGAATTGAAAGGTCAATGTAAACCTTATTTAGAAACAGGAGACCCTATTTGGGTATTAGATGCAGACGGAGCAATAACATCATCTTTTTTATTTAGATTTACTTATAAAAGTCCGAATGGACTAGAAAGTGAAATGTCAGCACCATCTATTATAAAATCCACAGTTGAATATCAAAATGTTCCAAGTGATTTAGAAAGAATAAGAAGAACTGAAATTATTGTTGATAAACAACAAGGAACTATTGATGCAATAATTGATAAACAAACAGAAGATGGAAGCAAAATAAATTCTTTACAGGCAAATGCAGATGAAACTACAGATACGATTTCAAAGATAATAGAGGACTATCAAGAACAAATAGCACAATTAAAATTGACAATTGATGGACTAACGAATACTGTCTCTACTAAAGGTGGGGGCAATATTTTTTCGTATTCAAAAGAAAATTGGAATGAAAGCATAACTGAATATACAAATACCGATTTAAAACAAAATTCAATTTCAGGTTTAGGATATGAGTTGGTTATTGGAACAACAAAACAAGAGGTTCAATTAAAAAATGGTATTTATACAATTAGTTTTCTTTATAAAAATATTAACAATTTAGATAATGCAAAAGTAATTATAAATGGAGAATCATTTAATTTAGAATATACAAACAATAAGTGGAAAGAGTTTGAAAAAACAATAAATGTTACGGCAAATACTATTTCAATAAGTTTTGTTACCGACACTAACAATGCAATATATATAACCGATTTAATGGGAAATATAGGAGCTGAAAAGCAAACTTGGGAGCAAAATGCAAATGAAACTTATACTGACACAGTACAGATTGGAAAAGGTATTCAAGTAAATAGTAGTGAAACAAATACTTATACTAGAATTGATAGTGATGGGAACAGAGTATTTAATAAAGCTACTGGAAAAGTAATTTCTGAGTTTACTGACAAAGGAATGGAAACGCAAGATATGGTTGTAAATGGAAAAGCAGAAATTGCAGGTATGCTAGTTCAGAAAGTTGGCAGTCAAACTTGGCTTTCTAGTTTATTGTAGAAAGGAGATAGTATGGCAAGTAGTGGGTCTTTTGGAACTGGTAATTATCACGGCAGATATTTAACATTTAACTGGTGGACCAATGGAAGAAGTATAGATGGTAACTATACAGATATTGGTTGGAATTTAGTTGGTAGTGGAAATGCAAGTGCTAGTTGGTATAAAGCAGGTAATTTTAGAGTTGTCATTGATGGAGAAGAAGTTTATTCATCTTCAAGTCGTATAAACCTATATAATGGAACTACAGTAGCATCTGGAACAAAAAGAATTTATCACGATAGTCAAGGAAATAAGCAGTTTAGTGCCTATGCTGAAGCAGGTATTTATACTGTAGCAGTCAATTGTACTGGTAGTGGTAGTTGGTGGCTTGATAATATTCCACGATATTTAAATAGTATAAATATTTATAATAATGGTAATTCCTTAAATTCAATAAGTGTTAGATGGACTTGTGATCCACGAAGAGATTGGACACAATATTCACTAAATAATGGTGGATGGACTGATGCCGGAGACTCTGTTGCAGGAGATGGAAAAAGTGGAACATTTACAATTGGTGGACTTGCACCAAATACATCGTATAATGTGAAAATTAGACTTCGTAGAGCAGATAGTGGTTTGTGGTCAGAAAGTGGAACTATAACGATTACAACTAAAAATAAAGCAACAATAACTAGCCCAAATGATAATTTTAGTGTGAATAGTGATAATTCGTTGACTGTCAAATGTAATAATCCAAGTGGAAATCAAATTGCATATTTTTTAGACTGTCCAAGTGGTACACGAAGATTAACATCATCTAAAACTACAAATACAAGTTATACTTGGAGTGCAGCACAAATATTATCAATGTTGCAATATTTTAAAACGAGCAATTCAAGTTCAATAAAAGTGGGTGTGATTACTTATGGAAATTCAGAATACTATTCTGAGAAAGTAGGAACATTAAATGTAGTTAATTCTAATCCAACTTTTAGTAATTTTACTTATGAAGATACTAATGCAACAACTATAAAACTAACAGGGGGAAACCAGGCAATAGTAAAAGGATATTCTAATGTAAAAGCAATAGTTTCAGTAGCTAACAAAGCAATAGCTAAGAATTATGCATCTATTAGTAAATATAGATTAGTAATAGGAAGTAAACAACTCGACATAAATTATTCAAGTGATGCAAGTGTAAGTGGAACAATAAATAAAGTTGAAAGTAATATATTTAATATGTACGCAATAGATTCAAGAGGTAATTCGACAGTAAAGCAAATTTCTCCTAATAGATATTTGGATTATTCAGACATAATTATAAAACAAGCAAGTGTTCAAAGAACTGGTGGAGTCGGTTCAGAAGTTACACTTGCTTTTTCTGGTACTTATTGGGGCTATGGATTTGGAGCAATGAATAATGCAATAACATCTTGTTATTATGAATATAAAACAACAACATCGGATTCTTGGATAAAAGGTGGAGATTTGAGTGTATCACTTGATGGAAATAATATTTCTTTCAAAGGTACAATAAAAGGAGATATAGGAGCAAATGGATTTGATATTCAAAAAAGTTTTAATATTAGAGTGATAGTAAAAGATAGATTATCACAATCTATATACACAATGACTTTGGGAAGTGGAACACCAGCGATAGCAATTACTAAAAAGGGAGTTTCAGTTAATGGTATGTATAAAGAGTCTTTAGGTGGAGCATTGCAAATATGGAATGGCGATGTGTATATAGATGGAAAAAAAATAAATTTTAGTTAGGAGGAATTTTAAATGTCTTTAGTTACAGGTTTTCTAGGATTATTCAAACACGATACTTCAAATGATACGGATTTGAATAGTAATTTTGATATAGATACTGCATTAAATGGAAATTGGGATAAAATTGATGCAGCAATGAAGAAAGTAAATGATGATAAGGTTGATAAGGTTACAGGAAAAGGTCTTTCAAGTAAAGATTTCACGGCAGACTATGAAACAAAACTAAAAAATATATCATCTGGTGCACAAGTAAATGTAATTGAAAAAATAACTTTAGGTGGAACTGAAATAAAGGCTTCACGGAAAGACTATTGAAATAAAAGATGCTGAAATAACAAATGCAAGAAAATCAACATTAAAAAATAAAACATTTAATAATGTCAATGAAAGATTAGAGGAAATAGAAAATAGTGTCAATGATATAGACAAATTAAGAGGACACATTTATGGAATAAGAAGAAAAATAACTAACAATACAAGCACAACTTGGGAAAGAATAGAAGATTCAAAAAATCTAATAGCAAATGCAACTAAAAATGGTGGAGTTGTTGTAAATGATTTTGATGATTTAGCTCCTTGGAGTGAAATAAAATCTTGCAATTATGATATTACCAATAAAAAAGTAAAGGCTTGGTTTGGAGATGCAAATTTTAATTTTGATGGAAGCAATGGAGATGTTTATACATATATTCCTGAAACATATATAAAAGTATATCAAGAAAATGATTATGATTATATTTTAATTGCAGATTATCCTAAAACAGGATTTACTCGATATGACAGTTTTTATATATCAAGATATGTAATGAAATTAGTTGATGGAGTTTTACATTCTTATAGTGGGTTAATACCAGAATATAATAAAAATATAGCACAATTTAGAACTCTAGCTACATCTCTTGGAGAAGAATTTTCTTTGTTGGATTATAGATACTTTGTTATACAAATGCTTTATTTAGTTGAATATGCAGATTACAATTCACAGAATAAGTTAGGAAACGGACTTGTTAATGGCCAATCTGCTAAAGCACTAATTGCAGAAACAGGTGTTAATAGAATTATAGTAAGTTCAACTAATTTGTATGTTGGAAGAATAGTTGGAATTGGTACCGATTGGGCAAGCAATTCAGTTGCAAAAGACAGAAAAATTACAAAAGTAGAAAATTATTCAGATGGAAATGTTAGTGGAAAAGTAATTTATTTTGATGGAGACCCTGTTAATATTGCAGTGAATAATACAATATGGGGGTCTGGTCAAGAATCAGGGCAATGTGATGAATTAGGTATGAAGTCAGGTTGCCTAATAAATGATAGTATTCATTCAATGATTTACAGAGGAATTGAAAATATATTTGGCAATATGTGGCAGTTTGTTGATGGAATGAATATTAAAGATAGAATAATGTATTTATGTAAAGACCATACAAAATATAAGAGTGATTTATTTGAAAGTCCATATAAAAAATTAGGATATACAAATGGAGATACAAATGGATATGTAAAAACACTTGGTTTTGACCCCGATGAGCCTCTAGCAAGATTTCCAATAGAAGTAGGAGCAGGAGCAAGTTCAGGAATGTCAGATTATTACTGGCAGAATCCAGGAAATAGAATTGCCCTTGTGGGTGGTGCTTTCGACGATGGAGCTTACTGTGGCTTTTGGTATTGGGCTTTGAACAGTGACTCTTCCTTTGCGAATGTTAACAGGGGTTGCCGTGTTCTTATTGATAACCAGAAATAACAGGGGTTTGGGGGTGGTCAACCCCCATAAGAGATTACCTCAAGGCAGATATAGTTATTTTTTTAAAACGAATATTATATAATACATCCAAACACAATAAATAGAAATAGGGATTTGATGTGTGTGCGACCTTTTTCTGCTTTCGGTTTGAGTCCGTTTGCCCTTGTGGGTGGTAATTTCAACAATGGAGCTAACTGTGGCTTTTGGTATTGGAATTTGAACAATGACTCTTCCATTGCGAATGTTAACAGGGGTTGCCGTGTTCTTATTTTTGAAATAAAAATTATTTACACATCATTTTCCTTGCCCCTTGGCAAAAATAGAGTCGAAACTGGATTGGCCTAGTAAATCCATTATGATGTGAAAAGCCGATAGACAAAAATAAGAAACCAGGAGAAAGTCAATGAAGAGAAAAGGAAATTTTTATAATGATATTTGTAACAGACAAAATATTAAAATGGCTATATTAAGAGCTTCAAATAAAAAACATTCAAGGAAAAATGTTGTAAAGATTGTCAGTAATATTGATTATTATGTGGAAGAATTACATAATATGCTGATTAACAAACAAATAAAATTAAGCCCATATAAAAAGATGAAAATTCACGATGGAGCAAATAAGAAAGAAAGAGTAATTTTTAAACCTGCATTTTATCCTGACCAATGTATTCATTGGAGTTTGATGTTAAAATTACAACCATTACTTGAAAAAGGAATGTATGAATATTGTTGTGCCTCTGTACCAAACAGGGGTATTCATTATGGTGGAAAATATATAAAAAAAATACTTAAAGATGATAGAAAAAATACAAAATATTGTTTAAAATTAGATATAAAAAAGTTCTATCCAAGTATTGATAAATTTTGTATGAAAAGAAAATTTAGAGCTATCATAAAAGATTATGATGTATTAGAGTTGATTGACAATATTATAGATAGTTCTGATGAAGGGTTACCTATTCGGAAATTACACAAGTCAGTGGTTTGCTAATTTTTACTTGCAGAGTTTAGACCATTATATTAAAGAAGAATTAAAAATAAAGTATTATTTAAGATATATGGATGATATGATTTTATTTGGGAAGAACAAAAAAGAATTACATAGATGTAAGAAATTGATTGATGTTTTTTTAAAGCAAGAAGGATTAAAAATAAAAGAAAATTGGCAATTATTTAAAGTTGATAGCAGGCCAGTAGATTTCATACGGATATAGATTTCATCGAGGATATACAACTTTAAGAAGAGGTAATTTTTTAAGAATAAAGAGAAGAGTTAAGAAAATATATAAAAGGAAAAAAATAAGATTAGTTGATGCACAAGCAATGATAAGCTATAATGGTTGGCTAAAACATTGTGATAGTTTTAATTATAAAAATAAATATATAAAACCATATTTAAAATTAAAAAAGTGCAAGGGGGTAATTAGAAATGCAAGTAAATTATCAAACGGAATCAGATATAAAACCAAACAAAGTCTTAATTGAAAATATTTTAAATGGAAAATGTGATATTGTGTTTAATGATGATATAAAAGAAAGCAAAGAGAGTGTTATAGATGAACACGGAGAAACATCAAAAAGAATAAAATATACTTTTAATAGTTATAGAATACAAACCAATTATAGAGAAAGTTTGGAAACAGAATTAAAAAATGACAACAATATAGAAATTTGGCTTTCTAAATTAAGAAATGATTACTATAATCAAAAAGCACAGGAAGTTAGAGAAAAAAGAAATGAATTATTAAAAGAAACTGATGCTGAAATGTGTCTAGACAGAATGGGATTAAAAATCCCTGAAGGCTCAACATTTTCAAGTTGGATAACTTTTTTTAAGGATTTAGGAAAAGCAATTTCTGGAGATATGGCAAAGTATAGACAGGAATTACGAGATATTACAAAACAAGCAGGATTTCCTTATAATGTAGTATTTCCAGTAAATCCAAGTACAAAAGAAGAAAGTGAGGAACAATAATGGAAACAATAATAGGTTGTATAATAACAGGTGGACTATCTCTTGTAGGGGTAGTCCTTTCTAATTTATCCAATAACAAAAAAATTGAAAATACATTATCAACACAACAAGCAGTAACAGATACAAAACTGGAAGAACTTACAAGAGAGGTCAGAGCACATAATAATTTTGCACAAAGAGTTCCTGTTTTAGAGGAACAAATAAAGGTGGCAAATCACAGAATAGAAGATTTAGAAAGGAGGGAAAAATAATGACTGTTCAATTATTAGTATATGTTATAACAACATTGTTTACTTATATTTTAGGCAAAATATCAAAGCATTTTGGGTGGAATGAAACATTACCTATTCCAATACAAAATATTTTGATAGGAATTATAGCGACAATAATAGGTTGTGTAATTCATATTGAGGGATTAGATGCAAATAGTATAATACAAGCAGTTGTTACTGCATTAGGTGGAATTGGTACTGCTACTGTATTATATGATGCTAAAAATCAATAACTTAATACAAGAAATTATTCTTGTAATTTTAAAATACTGGAAGAAAAATAAAAATTCTTCCAGTATTATTTTTTATTAAGAAAGGTGGAATCGATATGGAATTAGAAGTTGAAGAAGTTACATTTGATGAAGAACTATATCAAAAAAATTTAACCGAAAATGATTTCTCTAACAAAATTACAGATGGAGTAGGAGATGATGAACAATGCAATTAACAAGATTAATGGTACCAGAATCAAAATATAATATTAAATGTCCTTATTCAATGAATGCAGATGGGATATGTGTTCATAATACAGCAAATAAAGCGAGTGCTATGTCTGAAATATCTTATATGGTAGGAAATAATAATAAGGTATCTTATCATTATGCTATTGATGATTACAGAATAGTACAAGGAATTGAGGAAAATAGAAATGCTTGGCATGCTGGTGATGGTAGTAATGGAAAAGGAAACAGAAATAAAATTGCAATTGAAATATGTTATTCTACAAGTCCTGATGCAGATTTGTTTAATAAAGCTGAAAGATTAGCAGCACAATTTATAGCATATAAATTAAAAGAAAAAGGTTGGGGAATAGAAAGAGTTTCAAAACATCAAGATTATAGTGGAAAATACTGTCCTCATAAAACTTTGGATTTAGGATGGGAAAGATTTTTAAATTTAATTAGATCTGAATTAGGAACAACAGAACCTGAAAACACACAACCTGCACAACCAAGTCAGAATGTAGGATATACAGTTAAGATAACGGCATCAGTATTAAATGTTCGTGATGGAGCAGGAACAAACTATAAAATAAATACAACAGTTAAGAAAAATGAAGTATATACTATTGTAGAAGAAAACAATGGTTGGGGAAAACTAAAAAGTGGTGCAGGTTGGATAAGTTTATCATATACAACTAGAAATAATGAATCTACCTCAACACCATCAAATTCAATTAAATATGTTTTAGGCTTGTATGTTGTTGTAGCAAGTGCTTTAAATGTAAGATCAGGAGCGGGAACAAATTATTCAATAAAAAGAACATATAAAAAAGGAACAAGATTTGATACATACGAAATAAAAAATAATTGGGCAAGAACTCCATCAGGATGGGTTTGCTTAGATTATTGTAATTTGATTAAACAATATTAAAATAGGAGGGATTTACCCTCCTAGAATATTCTTTATTTTACTTTGAATATCAAGTAAAATATTGAATGATTGCTGAAAGGTTGTATTATTCATATCAATATCAGTAATCTTTTTTAAAATTTTTTTCACTTCAATATTGTTGGTATAATCACAAACATTAGTGTTTGGTGGTAGGTCATCAATGATTTTATAACTTAGTTGCAAATTATCAAGTTTTTTAGTATATTTTTCTAATGAAGATATAGGAAAACCACATTTTGTTATTTCGGGACCTAAAGATGTGAGTTTTAAACCTAGTTTTTCATTTAAAATTTTTGCATCTTCATTAAAAATATTGTAGAAAATACCAATTCTGAAAATATATATTGAGGATGCATCTACTTTTTTTAAATCATTTAGCTTTTTTATTATTTTGCTCACTTTTTTTATTCTCCTTTCGTTTTTCTTTTTTTACTTCAATTATTTCTCCTATTTCACAATCAAAAATATTGCAAAGTTGCTCAAGTGTATCAAAATGTATTCCAGACAAATCTTCTTTCATTAAATTAGAGACAGATTGATGACTTTTTCCCATTTGATTAGTAAGCCAATATTTTGTTTTTCCCGATTTGGATAATAATTCTTTTATTCGTAAATGTATCATAATTTCCCTCCTTCCTGTAATGCTAATATACCTATTATAGAATTTTCTCAAAGTTATTTTAACCACAAGCAACTTTAACTAAAGTCAATATGGGGTTTACAGGGTTAAGGTATTTGGAGTATAATTGCAATGGGGTTGATTTTATGGAAAGTATTGAAATGATATTTAATAATGCACTTGAATTATTGGAAAATGAAGATTACAAAAAATGCAAAGAGTATTTAAAAGAAATGAAAGAAAAAATAAAAAAATCAAATACGGAAAAAAACCTAGAATACTTGGCAATACTTGAAAATAGCTTGAAGTAAGGTAAGGCTAGTGTAGTTACTGAAATTTACATAAAATGGTATAATGTTATTAGAGATATCTCCAAAAGGAGGGATATTGATATGAATATTAGAAAGATTATGTTATTAGAAATAAAAAAAGGGCTATCATTAAAAGATAGAATTTTTTTACATATATTTAAAAGGTATTCAATGAGGATATATCAAAATGGATTTGATGATGGATATTATTACAATGAGAAGAAAAATTTGTAAATGCCTTGATATATTAAGAAAAAAGATGTATAATATGCTAGTGTTACCCTTTTGTTACCCACCGAACAAGTTTTGATAGGTTTCAATAGGTTTTTGTAAAAATGTAAAAAACATTGGTAACGCTATAAATGTAGATAATTGTGACATTATAAAGATACATTAAGATTTTATCCAATGATAATACCAATTATAATGGAAGTATAATAAAGTAAGGGAAAAGAATATGAGTGATAAA